GAGATATCAAATCAAAGAATGTTGATTTGTACAATCTTTTTGGCGATAACATGGAAGATGGAAGCATCAACAATTACTATTCCAAAGGTAGTGAGATTGGAAGCAATGTGATGTCTCTTGATTACTACAAGAAATATGCAACCATGATTGAAGAGGTTTCAGAATATGCAAATGAACAAGAAATCTTTGGAAGCAATCTTGGTTTTCATATCAACATTTCAAGGGATTCATTCGCAAATGTGCTACAAATCAGAAACTTTCTAACACTTGCATTTTCAAGTGTAGAAATTCTGATTAAGTTGAGCGGTAGAAAAGATGGCGGAAGCAACATGGCACATTACACACCAATAGTAGTTCCAAGCGATTATAGAGATTCAAAGATGGAGCAAGTTAATAGAGGTTTAACAAGTCAATCTATGATTAAGAAACTTGCACATATGATATACACTCAAAGAGAGATTGGAAATAAGATGCAATGGATGGCATTTCATAAATCTTTTGCGATTGAATATAGATTACCGGCTTCGGCTACTGATTCAAAAGATGGAGTGTTTTCAAAAACATGTAGGCATTTAGAAATGGTGTTTGCATTAGTTGAATATTCAAAGACACACAATTTGAAAGACATGCGATTTGATTTGTTTTTGGATTGGATGGCGAAAGATGAAACTTTCATCAATGTGTACAATGCGATTGTAAGCAATGAAGATGTAATGATATTAATTGAGCAATCAACCATGTTTGCAAAACAATTAAACATTAGTACACCGGATTTGAAAGTTGATTTTGAAGATGAACAAAGCACTGAAAAGATGCAATCTGATTTTGAAGATTTCATCAAGCAAGTGAAAGAAGCAAAGCAAGTTGATGATTTAACAATAGAAATCAAAGACAAGCACAACAAAGCGATTAAACAAAGAAAAGAAAGAGAGGTTAAATAATGTGTGTAGCAATATTAAAACCAAAGGGCGTCTCAATAGATGTTGAGACGCTAAACGATGCATGGGATACCAATTCAGATGGCGGAGGATTCGCCTTTGTCAAGGATGGTAAATTGCAAGTGTTCAAATCATTGGAAAGAGAAACATTCATTGATGCACTTGTAGAATCAATGGCTAATCATGATACTGATTACATGATTCACATGCGAATAGCAACAAGCGGAATCACTGACATGATGCAAAATTGCCACCCCTTTGCGATTAGCAAACAAATGGTATTTTGTCATAATGGAATGATAAACAATGTTGATTCAACAAATGACATTTCAGATACAAGATATTTCAACAAACATATTTTGCAACAAATGAAATTTGACATTGACAACAATTCGCACTTGCGATTAGTTGAAGCATTCATTGGTAATGGCAACAAATTGATTTTCATGCATCAAAATGGCACATGGAAGATTGCAAATGAAAATCTTGGAAGTTGGCAAGATGGAATATGGTTTAGCAATCTGAATCATTCATGCGAGATTACCGGCTATGAATGGATACCGGATGGAAGAACATGGAAGCGATACCAAAGGAAGATGCAATCTGATGACAAGAAGAAGAGCATCTAAACAATAGCACAACCAACAAAGAAGAATGCCCTTGATTCGTCAAGGGCATTTTTTTTGCCCTTAACCAATCAATCTAAAAAGCATCAAAAATCATGCATACTTTGATATGCCTTGATTCATTTTAATGCGATTTAAGGGCATTTTAAGGCTTCATTTTTTGAGCAAATCAATCAAAATCATGGATTTTGCATGAATCATGGATAATCAAAGATTCAAGATGGCACAAGATATGAAGCATAGATTGAAGCGGAGCGGAGCAATCAAATCATGCATCACAAATCAGATTAACGCTTGATGGATTCAGATTCACACGCTTGATGGATTCAGATTCACACGCTTGATTCACTTGGATTCACACTGATTCAACAACCGCAGCAATAAAAATCAAGCAAACATGCATCAAAAATCAGTCAAAATGCCCAAAAATTTTGAAATTTTTTGAAAATTTTTTGCAGCAGGGCTACCTTATCCCACTTTGTAGTAATTTTTTTATGGTTATATCATGCGAGAAATATGGCGTGATGTTATTTTTTTTCATTATTTATACTTTTTTTATTGACTTTATATCCCCCCCCTATATAGATTATATATATTATGATTATCAATAAGAAAAAAGTGAAAGAAGCAATCCAATTAGTTGAATGGCATAGAGAATACCTAATGCAAATTGGAATGCATCCAAGACAAACAAAGAAAAGAAAGTTATATATTCAAACCGCTAAATACAATAGGCTTGGAATTGAAGATATAAAATTCTTTTCTTGTAATTCATCTAAACATAATCAAAGAGTATGTAAAGAATTGAAGTTGTTTATTCGCTTATTATCCAATGTTGATAGTATATGTGAAGTTGAGTTAAGTAAAAAAAGTAGAATAAATTGGAATCAATTTAAAAAGAAAGAAGAGGTTGAAGATGAAGCAAGTAATAATATATCCTAATGTAAATAAAGTAAGTGATAAAGCATGTAAAGAAGCAATAGATTATTTTTGGAAAGAGGACATGATGAATAATGGCATGAACTCCGATGAAAGATACTATTGTGAAATACTTTTAAAAAGAGTTGCTAATACATTAAATATGAAGTTGGAGGGTTAGAAACATGTTGAAGGTAAGTTTAGAACAATTACAAGACATTGTTATAAATTCAGATGGCAAATTGTTTAGTGCAAGTTTTATAAAACAAGATGGAAGCACGAGAGATATTGTATGTCGTTTAGGTGTTAAATCTTATATTAAAGGCACAGGAAAGCCATCATTCACACTGAAAAAAGATAATCCATACCAATTAGTATTTGATTTTCAAAAAAGTGCTTATCGTGTTATAAATATGGAAACACTATTTAAGATTAAATTTCAAAACAAAACATATTTTAGGGAGGACTAATCATGGCAACAAGAAGTCATATCGCATATCAAGACAAGGAAACAAATAAGATTCACATGGTTTATTGTCATTGGGATGGGTATTTAAGTTATAATGGGAGAGTTTTATTAACACATTATAATGAATACGATAAGATTGTTAAACTAATAAGCAAAGGCGACTTTTCATCTTTATATGAAGATATAGAGAGAGTTGATTATTACGACGAACACGAAGATACTAAGCCTACTATTTATGATAATGAACAAGACATGACTAAGGAAGAGTATAACTATTTGTTCAAAAACAATAAGTGGTATTATTGCACATGGAACGAAAAAGAGTTTAAACCATTACAATCGGAGAATGTAAAATGAAGTATAAAATAATAGTCAAAGATTATGACAATTATTATGAAAAAGAAATTGACACTAACGACTTTAAGGAAAAAAGTGTAAATGTAATATTAGACAATGAAGTTTATTATATGAGCAAAGATTTTTTTAAAGAACATAGAAGTCAAGTTGAGTGTGTAGAGATTATTAAGGAGGATGTAAAATGATAGTAGGAAACTTAAACAAAAAAGAAACACAACAATTCTATGATTTGATTAACAAAGGTGTAATACTTTGTCAATGGTATGAAAAAGAACATGTAGATGAAAAAATGTCTGATGAGGAGTGGAAAGAATTTGTTGATAAAAAAGAACTTGCTTTTGCAGACGCATGTTCAGAAGCATTGGAGGATATAAAATGAGACACTATTGGTATGATGCAGAAGCAGACATAATGTATGTAGCATGTCTGCAATCATATGAACTTATATTAATAATTATATTATCAGTTATGTGTTGGGAGTTATGTAAGTGGTTATGGAGGTTAAAATGAAAGAATTTCAAATGCATAAAGATTGGACTAATAGACAAATCAATTCAATGATTACATATCTAAGAGTTCATAAAATTGCAGAGATACAATTCATTGAAATTAATGGTAATGTTATGGAGCATTGGGAAACCGGAGAATATACTTTATATGATTACATGCGTAATTCAAGAGTATTGTTATCACAAGTTATAAGTTCTGCTATTGATTCTGGGTGGACAGAGGATTGGGTGGTATGATGAAATATTTGAAACATGTTCAAGAAAAAAATACTGCTGCTCCACAGGTTAGCACTACACATGAAATTGATACATGTGATTGCTGCGAAGATGCTGCTCTTGTAAGCACATGTTGTTGTGCGAAACCTTATGGTAATATTCACGAGTTTGATGGAGAGTATTTTGGTAATTGTGGGGATTGCAAAGAACATACAGATTTTGAAAAGGAGGCGTGTTGTGAGTAGTAAATATCAAATTCAAGAAATAAATGGCAAAAAATATGTTGTCAATAAATATTATTTAGGACAATGGGTGTGTGAAACATGTAATTATGTTTTACTTGATTATGATGACGACACTTGCAATTCTAAAAAAGATGCTTGTAATCATATTTTATATCAAGATTGGTTAGTAAAAAAAGGAGTGTGTTTAAATGAAAAATGATAGTGTTGAGAAGTTTGCAAATAATTTAGAAAAAATGACGAGAGAACATTGTAGCGATATAAATGAACTTAGAGTTGAAAGCATGGTTAATAAAATGTGTATGACGCCATTTGATAATTATAATCAAGCACAAAACGAAACAATTATAAGACAAATTTTTTTAGAAAGTAAACTTAGTTGGAGGAAGAAAGATGGAAATGTTTGATATGATAGTATTAGTTGTAGTTATAATATATGTAATAGTACAAGGAGGAATATAAAATGTGGTTTAATAAAAAAAGAAAAGTTAAAACTATAAAAGATGGAAGAAATAGAAAACCCTATGGTAAAACATCTAAGGTTTTAACACATCTTGAATTAAATGGTAGCATTACATCAATGGAGGCGTTCCAAGAATATAATGCGACAAGATTAAGTGGTATTATTTACACTCTTCGTAAACAAGGGTATAACATAATTACCAAAGAAACTTATGCAAGTAATGATAGCGGATATACTTATGCTACTTATTACTTAAAGGAAAACTAAAAAGTATTTGGATTGATTGAAATTCTATTTAAATTAATAAAAAAACTATGGAAAAAAATACAAATAGTGTTTTAGTTTTAAGGTTGGATGATAGGGAAGAGTGCAATATACTTTTACACTCACTCAAAAACTTGCCGGACAATATTGGCAATGTTAATGAATTGAAGTTGGAAAAGTTAATTGGAACAATACAAGTAATCAGAGAAAGTCTATCAAGATAAATAATTGCCCAAAGGTGTTTTACATCTTACTCACTTGTTATCATAATACCTCTTCCCTTTGGGCATATAAAAGGAGAAACAATGGAAAAGAAAGTAATGGTTGGTGTTCAAATACCTAAATCTTTATATATAGATTTGGGGAACATAGCCAAAAGTCAATATCGTAGCACTGCTGCATTAGTTAGAATGGTTTTAGAAGAACATGTAAAGGAGCATAAAAAATGATGTGGACAAGTTTTGAGAGCAATGAAAGAACAAATATTATAAAAGCACTTGTTAAAGTGCAGTCTGAATTAGAAAACTTAACAAAAGATACACAAGCCTTTAAGTATAAGTATGTAAAGTTAGATAAGTTAGTTGATGCAGTAAAAGAGCCATTAAATAAAAATGGTATATTTTTTACACAAATGCCATTAGGGAATGGTAGTGAAGTAGGTGTTAGAACAACCTTCTATCACACAAGTGGAGAATGGATTGCTACACAAATGTTATCGCCTATTGCAGAGTTGCAAGGACAAAACATGTATCAATCGCAAGGTAGTGCTATCACTTATTTCAGAAGATATTCTCTTGCTGCAATGTTAGGATTGTGTGATGTAGATGATACAGACGCACAAGGTAAAGTTGAAAAGACTTACGCAAAGAAAATTACATCAGACGATTTAGATTTTTAGATATAGCATTCCCACGAGAGAATGCTACAAAGAAAGGAGCGAACAATGAAGTTCAAGGTATTAGAATCTAATGATTATAGTTATGATGCAAAAGACAAAAATGTTTTTACTGCGTCTAAATTATTTGATATTATGATGAGTGTGAAGAGGAATCCAAAACGAATGACATTTAATCCGGTAGAAAGATACTATCAACAATTATATCATTCTTGGAACATGCATAGAAATGACAAGATTTATCTTGCAATAATTATAACCATGTTATCAACAAGTGTGTTTTGGTATATAGCAATTTTAATAGAGTATGGAGGTATTTAATGTTTGATATAAATGCATTAGAAATAGATTATTATAAATCAAGTAAGTTTTGGAGTTTAACCGAAGATGAAAGGTATCAGTATTTTAAAAACTTTATGATTGCCTTAATTGGAAGCAGACTAAAACCGGCAAACGAAAAAGAAGCACATGCTTTTAATGATGTTATGACTCAATTAGCATTGCTTATTGTGTTTTTAACAACAACAGACGAGGAGAGAGATAGCGAGATTGAGTTAAGGTGGATGAATAAATTCACGAAAGATACAGAACTCACCTTTGTTGATACATGTGAAGGACAAGCATGAGCGGTTGGATAAAACTACACCGAGATATAAAACATCATTGGATATTTCAAAGAGGCGATTATCTCAAAGCGTGGTTATTTCTTATATTGAGGGCTAATCATAAGGATAATAAAACCTTATATTCAGACTTATTACCAGAGATAGTTGATATTAAAAGAGGGGAAGTTGTAAGTAGTTTACAAAAGTTGGGTTATGAATTAAAGTGGACGCCATCAAAAGTTAGAAGATTTTTAAAAAAACTTGAAAAAGATAACATGATTACAATTCATGATGAAAAAAGATGGACACACCTAACTATCAATAACTACGACACTTACCAGGATGTGCGACACACTGACGAATCAAAGACGAATCATAAACGAATCATTGACGAAAACAATATAAGAATGAAGAAGAATGATAAGAATGTAAAGAAGTATTTATCAAAGAAAGAACAACTTTCCCTTATATTACAGAACTTACAAAAGTTGCAAGAAGAATTTCCAAAGGTAAAAGTAAAATTAGAATATGATAGAATGGTAGATTGGTTATCTGCTAATGGTAAGGTTTATAAAAACTATAATTCTTTTTTTAGAAATTGGTTGCGTAAGGCAAATGAAAAGTTTGTAGATTCTGATGAAGAGCAAATTTCTTACACTTATAAGTGCAACAAGTGTGGGAAAGAAAGAAAAAATCAACAATACAAAGATTTATTTATAGAGTGTTGTGATTTACAGATGGTTGCACATTCGGAGGTAAGATGAGTTATATTGATGGAAGTAGATATGAAAAAGATTGGACACCAAAATGGAAAACAAGATGGGTATATGAAATAATGCAAAGAAAAGGCGGATTAAGAAAGTTTTATTTTAATACCGCAAGGCAATTAAATAATTTTAGAAACTTAACAAGAGAGCATTCTTCTGAACATATAATGCCAGATAGTTCTAATATATTTAATATTAGAGAAAGTTGTTTTAGTCAAAGAGTAGATTTGAACGACCCTTATACTATACCTTGTACTACATTAAAATATTATGGATGTGAAGATGATTATGCCTTTCAAAGAAATCAAGAGTATTGGAAAAAATGTGCAGAAAACTTAGAACAAAAAAGATTAAATGGAACGACACCACCGGATTATGTTAATATGACTGATTGGGTTAAAATGTCTAAAAAAGAAAAAAAGGAGATTACAGATGCCTATAAACTCAAGAGACAAGGGCAATAGAGCAGAAAGAGAAGTTGCTAAAACAATTAATAAATATTTAGGAACTAATTGTAGGCGGACACCTTTGTCGGGAGGACTTTCTATTAAGGGAGACATCATAGACATTGACCCGGATAGTGTTGCAGCACAGTATCATTTTGAGATAAAAAATACTAAAAAACTATCTTTACCAATATGGTGGAAACAAATATACAATGATAATACATCAAAAATTCCAGTGAATATATTTAAAATGAATGGTAAGTTCTATTCAACATTAGAATTAACTGATTGGCTAAGCGATTTAGCAGAAGTTCAAGAGTTGAAAGAAGAAGTTGGAAATCTTAAAACTGCGAACAAAGGTTTAGAGGACAGAATATCAGAAATGGAGAAAGAGTTGTATAAATGAGTGGATTAATACTTGAAAATCAAGTAGTGTGTTGCCCAAGATGTAATAGCAGCAATGTAAAGAAAAAAGGATTTAGGCATAACAGAGGGCAAAAAATACAAAGATGGAAATGTAATTCTTGTGGTTATAGTACATCTGACCCATTATATCTTGATAAAGATGTAATTATAGAAAATGTAAGATTAGCAAAACAAAAACAAAACGCACAAGATAGAAATAGAATTGCTAATAAGTCGTTTCGGGAACATGCCAGGCTGGATAATGCACTATCAGAATACAATAAACAGTTAATTAAAGTCCTTGAAAAGCATAAAATACCTAAATTGAAACATGTCAAAACGGAAAGCAGCAAAGCCGTTGGCGTAATTCAAATATCCGATACACATTTCAACGAAGAAGTAAACCTACCAAACAATAAGTATAACTTTGAAGTGGCAGCAAAAAGACTTAGAACTTATATAAGAAAAGCAAAAATTTATCTAAAAGCACTTGGAGTAAAAGAGGTTTTAATAGCATTTACCGGGGATTTAATGAACTCTGATAGAAGATTAGATGAAATGTTTGCACAATCTACCAATCGTTCTAATGCAACATTTATATCAGTGCAACTTTTAAAGCAGGTGGTAGAAGATGTAAGGAAGGATTACAAGGTCTCTTTGGCATGTATCACTGGTAATGAAAGTAGAGTTAAAGACGAAATAGGTTGGGATGATTATATCGCAAGTGATAATTACGACTTTACTATTTATAATATTTTAAGATTCTTATATCGTGATACAGATGTAGATTTTATACTTTCTAAAGATGCAACAGAGGTTGTGGTTAATTTAGCGGGTATGAATCTTCTTATGATACATGGGCATGGCAGCATCAAAGCCAAACACGAAACATCTATTACTCAAATTAAAGGTAGGTATGCAAGTGGAAGGGATGTAAAGATTGATTTTGTTATATCTGGACACATACACTCTGCAAGGGTAGGAGACACTTATGGAAGGAGTGCATCTCTTGTGGGAGCAAATGCTTATTCCGAAAAGAATTTAAACTTAGAAGGCAGAGCAAGTCAGAATGTTTATATCTTTTATAAAAATAAAACTATTGATGGTATTAAAATAGACTTACAAAACTATGACGACAAAGGGTATGACATAACAAAAGAATTAGAAGAGTATGCTTATAACTCTAAATCTGATGCTAAATTAAAACAAGGTAAAACAATTCTTAAAATTATAACCGTATGAGAATATTAAACTTATACTCTGGTATTGGGGGAAATAGAAAACTTTGGGGAGATAGCCATGAGATTGTTGCGGTTGAAAACAATAAAGACATTGCTGCGGTTTATTCAGACATGTTTCCAAAAGACACTATGGTTATAGAAGATGCTCACTTGTTTTTATTAGAAAACTATATGAATTTTGATTTTATTTGGAGTAGTCCTCCATGCCCTACACACAGTCAAATTAGATATAACATTGGATTTTTAGCCAATAGGAAGTATAGAAAGGTTGATGCAAAATATCCAGACTTGTCCTTATATCAACAAATTATACTATTAATGTATTGGTATGATGGCAAGTATGTTATAGAAAATACAATACCTTATTATAAGCCTCTAATACCAGGAAGAAGTATGGCAAAACATATTTGGTGGACTAATGTAGATTGTCCGGATATAGAAATAAAAAATAGAGGACATAGGGGAGGAACAGTAGAAAGTTTATCAAAACTTAAAGGTTTTGATTTAAGTGATTATAATATAAAAAATAAAAGACAAATATTAAGAAATTGCGTAGAGCCAGAAATTGGCTTACATTTCTTAAAACATGTGGAGGAAAAATGAGCGATAAGAAAAAGTTTGATATGCCAGAAAATGTAGGCTATCTATTTAAAAACACATATAAAAATCATGATAATCCGTTAGACAAAAGTCCAGATTATAAAGGAGACTTTAATGTTGAAGGCAAAGTTCATAGAATATCTTTGTGGAAAAACAAAACTAAAAAAGGCGACATAATGTTGAAATTGGCAGTTTATACTCCGCAAGGTGGAGCGAAACCTTCTAACGAAGCACTATCAGATGACGATTTGCCATTTTAATTAAAAGTTAAGGAGGCACATATTAACAATTAACAAGAAAGGAATCTTACCCTAAGTTAATTGCAAATACAAGGGTTGGCTACTCGCCTCCTTACAAACTTTCAAAAGGAAAAAAGATGAATAGCAATACAAGAATAATGATGTTATTACAAGACAAGATAAATCAAGGGCAGATAGATTATAAACAAGATGTTCCCATTGATGGCAGCAGAGATAATCTTAAAGAAGCGTTAGATGAAACATTAGACTTGTGTGTTTATCTTGCAGCAACAGTATTAGAATTGCATGATAAATACAAGAAATTTGAGGCTAAAGATAATCCACCCGACAAATTACCCTTTTAGCAAAAGATAATTGATTTTAGGGCTATTTTCGTGCGTTCTGTTATATTTCTTGCCTAATGGTAAAGGTTGTAGAATATATAGAATACGCAGTTTGTGTAAATTTTAAGTCATTTGCAGTAAATCTTACATCAATATAACTACTCCCCCCATCTGTACTAAACTGAAATGCGAGTTTCCTACCTTTTACTTGATTTACTAAAACTTCAAGTTTTGATTTATCTGCTTCTGATAAGTTGGTATATGACAATTCATACTCTAATTGTTTGCCATATCGTTCATTTGTATAGATTTTACCACCATAAGATTGAGATACTGTTATTCCATCATATTTTGTTGTTTCTGCAACATTCATATCTGGATTTCTGGATGGAGAATAGTTAGCATGACTTGTGCTACTATCTGGTCTAAATCTTACTTCTGTTATAACTGCCATAATATATCCTTAATAAATTTCATAAGCACTTATGCTTAATTTTCCTAATGTTCTCGTTGTTTGTGTCACTATAAAATATACGCTTCTCCAGTTTTTTCCAAAAGGAGCTTTTTTGGTTGTATAAATTCTTACTATGTCTCCTACTTCTAAAGCATAAAAACTTGGATTTACTAAATCAAACGCCACTTTTAATCTTGGCTCTCCAATTAAATGATTGTAGTAGTTATAATAATTAGTTGTTAGTGTACCAGTTTTATCAAAATCGTTTTTAATATCTTTAACTTTTTCATCTTCTATGTTATAGTTTGTTCTCGTTGTGGAGTTAGTAAACTCTGCAGTTTTACCATATTTACTATTATCTTCTGGTTTTCTTAAATATTGTATTTTGTATTTTGTAACCAATTCATTAATCGGAGTGTGCATAATTTGCAAGTTTGAAAAATCATCTTCATCAATTACTGCGTGTGGAAATACTACTTTTCTTATTGTTGTTCCTGCAGACTGACTACCTGCAGTTGCAGTAGTTATTGGAGCAATACCTCTTTCTACTGTTATAGTTTGTGTAGTAGAAGAGCCAGTCATTGGACCGCCAGTTGTAATTTTCATAAACTCAAAATCAGAGCCATGAGATATTACTAATAAATCTCCTTCAGTATAACCACTACCTTGCGTTTCAAGGGTTAATTTAAACTGATTGTCAGTTGTGCTTGTAATTAAATTATCTGAATGTAAAGTACCTGCAGTTGCTAAATAAGGTAATGTTGTTGATGATGTGGTACTTGTCGTTAAATACTTTGGGCTTATGTAATGATATGTGCCATCTGCTTTCATCCTTCCTATAAAAAATCCAAAGTGTTGTAATTCTTCTAATACCTTTTCAAGTTTTTCTGATTTGTTTAACCAATAGTGCATATCTCCTTGTACACCAGAAATGTTAAAAGTATTTAAGATGTTTGAATAGTTATTTGTAGTGCCGACTGATGTAGGAAAAATATTACTATCTGCAAAGGTTTCGCATAAATATCTATGTGCTTCAATAGGTTTTTTTATGACATTGCTATCTAAGGTTAAACCATCTTGAGATGAATAAAGTTCCTTAATATTTTCTTTTAATTCAGTATCTGTCTGTACAGATGAATTATCTCTTTCAAATTGTGTTGTTGTTAAAATGTTGGTAGTTGCTACAGTAGCAGTACCAGATAAATCATTTGATGCTCCACTACCTACATCTCCAGGGTCAAGTCCATCATAGTTTATATTTAGTTGAAATTCTATTTTCTGTGGATAATTACCAGTAAACTCTGAATCTGTTGATTCATGTAAATTTATTGTACTTGTTGTAGAGCTTCTTGTTGCAGTTACACTATTGTGTGTCGTATTAAACAATGTAGTAGTTTCATCTATGGTATCATCATCATTATGATATATTTTTGCTACCAAAGAAACACTATTAATAAAACCATTAGAACTACCACCACTTCTTGTTAATGTAAGGCTATAGCCAAAATTTATTGTAAATGCCATAGAAGAAGGAGTATGTTTTACGCTGCCTAAATTTATCATATTAAAAGTTTTACTAAGTTGAACTTCTTGAGAGCCAGTCGTAGATGAACTAATTGTAGCACTTGCACTTGGTGTATATTTATCTGTAATAGTAAAATCAGAACTTTCTATCATCATTTCAGATTTAAAAGTTCTTGCTAAATCTACATCTGTACCAACTGCAAATAAATCATCACTGCCACTTTGTTTTGTAACTATAGGACTTGCATCTGCAGAAGATACCGCAGTTTCTGTAGCAGTACATAATGCCATATTTTCTATTATAGAGCCACTTCCTTCTGGACTTAAACCAGATTCGTGAACATGCAAAGTTTTGTTGCTGTTATTACCTGCACTCGCAGTTAAGCAAAACACATTACCGCTTTGTACTTTTTCTACTTGCACTGGATATGTTCTTGCAGTTGCTCCTATTAAAGACTGCAAAGCAAAAAGTGGAGCAGAAGTATAAGCAGAAGCATAATCTCCAAATACAATAGGTTTATATAATCCACTTTCCGATATAGTTTGTGGAATTGTTATATCATTTAAAGGATTATGTGCAGTTACTTGTATAGTTACTTTGTTTTCTGAAAGTTGTACTGCTCTTAATCTACCTTTAAACAATAGTAAAAGGTTAGAAGCTGTAGAATTACCTTCTAATTGTGAGTACACTTCTACATCTCTATTGATATAATAATTAGTACCAAAAAATAATTCTTCTTCTACTGGTGTAGATGAGCCTAATGATACTGTACCATTGTTTGTAAAAGAAAAGTTAGAAAAAGATATAGAGATATTAGACAAAGATGCAGTTCCTTTTACTAAATCTATTCCTTCTCTAATACTTGGAGCGTTTGTTATTGCTCCTACATAAGTAACACCACCTACTGTTTGTTCAGATGTACCTACAGCAAGGTAGTTACCATCTTCATTATAAATCCTTACAAGATAATCCTCTTTTATATGTTGCCCTAAGTTTGAACTGTATGTGTTTGGTAAACTTAACATTATGCAAGATTCAACTCTGCTGCTTCTTTAATCTTTGGAATAATAACATCTAATATTGTTTCATCCACCAATGGAGCAGATATGTTTATATTAACATTTTGTGTTTTAGTGCTTCCGTCTGCAGTTCCTCCACTTAGTGGTTGGATAGTAACTTTTTCTGCTCCAGACTCTCCTACCATAATATTTCTCGGACCGCTCGTAATAAAACTACCACCAGTTGCAAATCTTGGAGCAGGTTGAGAAGCAATAGCTAAAACTTGAGCAGCTCCTAACGCTGCAATAAAATTAGCAAGAGGTATGTTTCCAGGAGGAGGCATGGTTGCCAATGCTTTAGTATAAGCTTGTGCAACATTCATTGTTGCTTCTGCGATATTAGAGGCTTTTTGTATTTGAAATGCTCTTTTTCTTTGGCTTTTAAATTTTTGCTCAATTCTATTTTCCATAACTTCTCTTTGCTCTTGAGTTGCTAATTCAAAATCTCTTGAAGCTTTTAATGCTTCTATTTCTCTTTGCATTCTTTCTTCTACTAATTGAGTTTGAGCTTGACTAAAACCAGATAAAGCTTGAATTGCCATACCGGCTTGTTCGTTAAATTTATCAAAAGCAGATACACTTGCTTCTCCAAACTTGTTTGTAATATCTACAAGTTTACCTTCTTCGTTTACTAACAAACCAACAGTAGCTAAGGCTTTTTGTACTGCTTCGTCAGTGTGGTCAAAACTTAAAGTTGCTACTGTTTGTCCATTTCTTATGGCTTCTGCTAAGAAATCATTTTCTATACCCAACCCTCTAAAAGCAGCATCTACTTTTTCTAATTGTTCTATTCTTTGATTTTCTGCGTCAAATTGTTCACGAGTATGAACTGCTCCCAATACTGCAACTTTAGCTTGTACTACTCCTAATTTTTCTACATTATCTCTTGTGCCTTGCAACATAACTTCACGCTTTGCAAGTTGTTCGTTAAGTTTTCTTTGTGCTTCTGATGCTGCTTTAGTTAAGATTACATCTCTTTCTTTTGCTATTTTACCTTCTACTATCTCTCTAACAGAATCTCTGAAAACTTCACGATACTTTTCTTCTATTTTATTTAATTCTTGTTTAACTAAAATTGCTTTCTTTTCTTCAAGCCTTGCTAACTTTTGCTCTGTTGTAAAGGCTGATTGTATTTTTTTATTTACTTCAGTTATCTCTGCGTTATTTCTTGTGGCTTGAACTCTATCGTCTAAAGATTTTTTAGTTTTTTCAAAGTCATCTGTCTGCTCTTGAAATACACTGGTTTGGTCCACAATAGCATCAGTAGTTTCTCTGGTAGAAATTTTGAGTGCGTGTTGTCTTTTTTTAATTTGAAAGTATGTAACTCCTAAAAATGATAATACTGCAGTTGCAGGATTAACAATAGCTCTAAAAGTTGCAAATGCTGCGGTAAGTTGTGTTGTTGTTACAGCTGCTGCAAAAGTAGCTCCTCTATAACCTATAAATCCAGTTGTTGCTAATTTTATAGTGTCAATAGTCGCTCTTATACCAGCTTCATTTTTGGAAAGAGTTTTTATCATTTCTGTAAGGGAGTTTATAAAACTTGTTGTGCTTGGCGTTAAAATTTTACCAAAAGTTTCTCCAAGAGAGCCTAATGCATTACCTAAAGCTGCAAAAGCTCCAGTGGTTGTTTCTCTAACCTTTTCAGTAAGCCCTCCAAACTGTGTGTTTGCTGCTTCTAAAATGATGTTTTGAGCTTCTATAACATTTCCAGCTTTAACCATTTCTTTAATCATTTTCTTTTGAGCATCAGTAAATGTAAATCCAGAACGACTTAATGCTCCTAATTGTCCAGCTGGGTCTTGTAAGGCTTTACCTAATTGTAACGCAGCTCCTCTTAATTGCTCAAAGTTTGGAACAGTACCAGATATAGATATTGCCATATTATTAGCTGCTATCATGGTTTTTTCAAAAGCCTCGCCTCTAATGTTGGTAAATGTAAGTAGCAAAGAAGCAACCTTGTTGTTTACCTCGTCTCCTATAACTCCCACATCTTCAAGATTAGCTGTCAATTCTTTTATTCTTTCAGATGTAAGTCCAGATATATTACCAGTAGATGCTAATGCAGCATCAATTCTTTTTTCAGAATCTTCTTGTTCTGCAAAAGCAGCAACAAGCCTACCTATAGTGGCACTCATTAATCCAACAGCAAAGGAAGCCAAAAGCAACTTAGAACGAAATACAGAAAATGTCATGCTTCCCTCTTTTACAGCTGCATTCATATTTCTTTGATTTCTTTGAGCCAGTATTCCAGTTCTAATTTGTTTTTCTTGAGCGACTGTAGTTGCTCCAGTGGACTTTGCTAATTGACTTTGTGCATTTTTAAGAGAGCGTGTAGAGTTGGCAAGAGCTATAATAGCATTTTTTAATTCTTGTTCGCCTTCTGCACGAAAATGAATTTTTATATTATTGTTTTGTTGTTTTGCCATGTTCTTTTTTCTGTTCTTTTTCTATAATATGTTTTATATAAAAACTTTTATCAATCCATTTTTTTGGATGTAAACCATAGTGTCCTTCATAAGCAGGTACATTAAATGTGCTACAATATGAATACCTATAAATATCGTCTTGATATTCCTTAGAATATAAAAATCTTTTACAAGCAAAGAAAGGAAGTTGTCCATATATACCTTCCCCTAATGAAAAATTTTTATTGTGTGCTTTATTTACTTCTTTGATGTCCTCTACTAATAAATTAATGTATTTCCATACATCATCATCACAAGTGAAAGTTACTCTTGGATATTTTTCTCCACCTATAATAAGTGGTATTTGTGCGGTATAAGGGTATGATTCATACTGACATCCACAATTACCTATACACTCTGGACTCCTTAATGACAAGAGTACATTGTACTCAAGTGTATAGGCATCTACTCCCCCAGTTCTTGATACTCTCTAATCTTTATAGATAACTCGTTTTTTTCTTCATCACTTAAAGTTTTTATAAACTTGTCATCTGCGTTTTTTACACCCTTACGAATCCAAGCAGTTCTTGCTTTAGCCATATTTTTAAGGATTTGATTTCCTTCAGTGTCAAAAACAATTTGAGTTACATCATTACAGAAATCAATATCATCTACTGACATCTCTAATAGAACTACATCTTTCCCACTGGAAAGCTTAAACTTTTTATCCGCCATTATTTTCTCCTTTTATTAAGCAGGTTTTCTAACCATAATCAAGTTGCCACTGCCACCATCAACCATCTTTAAAGTAGCGTTTAGTTTTAGGTAATCTCCTTCATCATAAGCTACTTCTTCAATAATTACTTTAGGTATGTTAATAGCAAAAGCACTTGCACTTGCAAATGTTGAGTTATTTGATAAAAATAATCCATTGCTTGAGGATACTGTTAATACTCTTGAGTCTGCAAAGAACTCATTAGTGTTATCATCAAACTTAACTACACAATTAGCAGTAACATTTAAATTAGGTACTCCTCTTACATACTTTTCTGGATTACCATCAAAAGAAGAAGCGTCATTACCTAAGAATTGTACTGGGTTTTCAACATTAAGTGAAAATTGGTCTAAAATAACATCTTTATTATAAACCTTAACATCTTGTGTAAAGTCTCCCATGTAAACAAAGTTAGCAGAGTAATCAGTTACACCACTTGATACTTGTGCTACTGGAGTAGCTGCTACTTGACATCTTGTTTGTCCAGTCATTTCAAAGTTAAATCTACCACCATTCTCTTGTGAGTTAGCAGATAAAACTAAACTTGTAATTACTACTCCTGGAATCTTGTAGGTTGAGTTTACTGAACTATGTCCTTGTATTAATACTGCTATAGTATTTTGTCCACCACTTGATGTAGCTCCAAAATCAAAAGCAGAGTGTTCATATCCACTTGCTAATGTAATAAAGTTTGTAGTCTCTCCACCACCAGTGCTTCCAGACACTTCTTTACCAAAAGCATTCTCAAGTAATATTGGAGCATTTTCTACTGTTAAAACACCAGAAATACTTATTTCGTGTACAGCTCCAGGCTCATGTCTTAGTAGGTCTCCACTATTTACAACTCTACCAGTGCTGCCACTTCTTTGTTCCATAACTCTTAAGTCGTTAAAAGTAGGCATACTAATTGATTCTACTTCAACTCCTTGAAAGCCGGATGTAGGAAATGTTCCTACTGTCGTTTCTTCTGCTATAAATACACCAAATTCTTTTGGGTTAATAGCTGCATTATTAATAGCCATCTTAATCTATCTCCTTTTTAACAACTTTTTTTGGTTTTTCTTCTACCATTTCTACCTTACCAATAAGGTTTCTTGGTAATCTATCACAATCAAAAGGTTTACCCTTTTGCATTGCATCCATAATTTTACTATCTACACCAGAAATTGCATCTGGCATATAATCTTCTTTTAAAATATATTTCATAATTAGTCCTTAATTTAATACTAAAAATTTATCACTGCTACTTGTTAAAAAATTATCTTCATTACTTAACAAGAAGAATCCATAAGTATTGAAAACTAACGGTATTTTAACGCTATAATTTATTCTTGAAACACGCAAATTATCAACAAATACTTCTTCATCTTCCTTTATATCTGTTTCAATGCTTTCTATTCTGCCATCAAAATAAAGATTATTATCGTTAAGTTGGTTTTCAAACAATACTTGTTCTAACCTATTTGTCATATCTGTTAGCTTTTTCTTTGCTTGTACATCATTAGACTTAATATTTAAATATAGATTTATAGAGAAGTTGCATAGATTTACAATGCTTTTTTCTTTACTGTCTATGTTAGATATATTGTCTATAAATAGTCTTATATGAGAGTTTCTATTTTTCTTATACTCTTCGCCAATATATATAGGAAAACTACCATCATACTCTGTTTTAAGTATTGATTCAATCTTTGTTAAGAGATTATCATATAAATAATTTGTTGGTGTTAATGGCATATTATCCCTTTAATAAACTAAAACTTACAATAAAAGTAGCATTGTATAAACCTGCTACATTTTCTTCTTCATCATCATAATCATTTAAAGAAATACTATCAATAGAAAAATCTAATAACTCTAATATACCTTTTAAAGATAGCAATGATTGCTCTACTCTATGTATGTCATAAAAGAAAGACTTATAACTTTCTTTGCTTATTCTACCTAATATAGTAGATAATTTTAATTGAATAGTGTAGTTGTTGAGCATTTTATCTTTATTAACTTCTTTAAATGCTTGATTTATAATACTTAATCTTAAATTTTTATTTGATTTTTTTACAAAAGAATCAGAGAAAAAAACTTGTATGGTATTACCAAACTCACTTCTCATTGTGCCTACGATATTATCAATAATATTTTCAGAATAAATCTTGTCGTAGGATGTAGGCATTAGTTTTTAAAGAAGCTAAATTTTCTTCTCTTGGTTGAGTTTCTTGTAAGTTGTATAGTTCTAACAGAAGCATTGTCAGTATGCTCATATCTACCTGCTACTTCTATTTCCCACTCATCATTTTGTGTTGCAGTAGAACTATCTGTTGCTCCAGAAAATCTAATCTGTAAACCACCAGATAGGTCTTGATAGTCTCCATTGATAATTTTATCTGTAATAACAATTTTATTTTTTAATCCATCTTGGTCTTTTACATACACAGAATACTTAGCAGTTCCTATTGCTCCACCAGTGGTAACTATAACTTTAATCTTATCAAAAGTTCCAGTGTAATCTCCTCTGGTATCTATAATGTTAAGTGAGCCACTGACTGATATTTTATTAATAACTCCTTGAGACATATCCCCAGAAGTCTGAAATCCAAGTTTAACTCTACCTTCGTTTAAATCAATAACATTAGTTTCTGCTTCTTCTAATAAGGCTTCTGCAATATCGCTTTCTGGCTCATAAGCCTTTATCATAAATGCAGAACAAAACAATCCTACTGTTCTTTTAACAAAGTAATCATAAGAGCCATCTTCAAGAACAAACATTTCTCTTGGTAATGTGCTATCTACTTTAGAATTAAAATATGCGGTAGCATTAGAAATCATTCTTGATTTAAAGGTTGCGTTATCTTCTCCTGCCTCCATCAAGATGTTTTGCGGATTAGTTGAATCGTTATAATAGTACACTACATCATTTGTAGCATCATAGTACCACTCCCCATTAGCATCAACTGCAGTTTTGCTTGTTTGGGCAGAGCCTAAGTTTTGTCCATCCGCAAATAAAGCAGTTACCAATCCAGGATTTTCTGCTTTATATCTGCTACCAGAATCTACTTTCCATCCATAGACTACATTCTTAGAATCGTATTCGCCTATATTTGGATAAATATCGTATAAATCTCTTTGTGTTATATAATCAGCCATATATTGTCTCTAATGTTCGTTTAAACCAACCATAATAGAACTTTTCTTGCTCTGGTTTTGCATCCAGTAATTTACAATAAAATTTAATTCTATATGCAGCAAATCTTTCTGCAGATAAACCTTGTGCGTGTTTTATTGTATTTGGTCCAATCTTACCATCAACTTTAATTGGCATTACAATACTATAGTTGATTGCTTGTTGCAATATTTTAACTGCCCTATTTTGACCTGTGTTTATTACACAATCAAAGAAAGGGTATCTAAGAGCATAGGGCAGTTTATTTACCTTTGCAGGTACATAGTAATCGTCGTAATAAATTTGAAAAGCATCTTCTAAGGATAAAGTTGGAATATTTAAATGTGGATACCATCTTTTTGATATACCATATTTAGTTTCTCCTCCTAAATCTTCGTGGTCATTATTATAACCACCTTCATTGTGGATTACTTTATCTATAATCTTTTTAGTTTCTTTATCCATTGTGCTTCTTTTGAACTGGGAAAGAAGTAAAGAGAGAAGCTCCTTTATGTGGTTTATAACCACCTTTGGGATTCTTCATTAAAGATACCTTGCTACCTTTTTTCATAAAATGATAGCCTTTAGGAGCTTTTACTTTCATTTCTTTTTCCCTCTTTTCATTACTTTCTTTTTCTTTTTCTTACCTTTGTGATATGGCATTACTTTTCCTTTTTTGGTTTCTTATTAGATTCAAGTCCTCTAATAAATCCTTGTTGTTCTGCTATTGCTAACTTTAAATCAGACTGTCTTGCTTGTGCATCAACAATAGCTTGATTTGTAGCATTATACTGCTCAACAAGTTCTTTAAGTTTATCTTGTGCTTCTTGCAACATTGCTTCTCCTTTTCTTAGAAGTTAATAATATCTTCTCATTTTTTTAAGTGTTGATTTAGAATATTTTGCAGATTGCTTACCTTTTTTAGTAGCTTTTCTTTTCTTTCTTGTTTCGTAAGCATACTCTGATGCTGACATAGATTTTATAACTCTTGAAGGTAAATATCTTTCTCCAGTTTTAGATGAAGGTTTACCAGACTTTGTTCTCCATTTTTGTTTAGTCCATCTTGCTAAACTCTTCTGGGATTTCTTCATAGCCATTATCTATAGCCTCCACCTTTAGCTTTATACTGCTTTGCTAACATTTGTGCTTTACGAGCAGACCATTGTCCAGGTCTGCCACCTTTACTACTTGCTAATATCTTATTAAACAATCTTTTACGCATAGCAGGTTTAGTGTAATTACCAGCTTCGTTTACTCTTGATTTTCTTTTTTTGTGCCTCATTTTTTACGCTTCTTTTTTAATATTGCTTTTTGTAAAGCCATTGGTAGTTTTTTTTGTTTAGCTGATAAGCCTTTTTTCTTTTTTTTCATTTTATGTTTCATTTGATTTCCTTTTTAATTTTTTCAAACACTTCTTGCTCATCAAATCTCATGCTAATACCAGGCTCATACCTCATAGTTTCTTTACCATTCTCAAATATGATAATAGTAGGAACTACTTTAATATTCCACTCTTTTTGTATGACTGCTCCAATTTGCTTATTTGATAAGTCCACTTCTGCAACATAGCAAAGTTTTGCTAATTTTTCAATCTTAACTCTGTTTTTATAGTTCCAAGCAGCGTTTACTTGAACAACTGCACAATTTTGAACATTAAGTGCTTGTATCTGTTGAAAGTTTTCTAAATTAACCGATTGCGAGTATAAGGGCGATTGCCATAAAAATAATCCAAGCAACCATGCCATACCATAATAATAATTCATCTGTGTACCTCATTAGTCTTTATTCATATCCAGTAAAGTTTCTTGAATCATTCTTGTATCATCTTTTACAGAATCAACCTTTTCTTCAAGTTTATCTACTTTTTCTTCAGTATTTAATATTGAATCACGAATCATTTGGTCTTTTAAATCATATTCCATTCGTGACACTTCTGGCTCTGGTAGTTCTTTAGCAAGTTCTATTTCTGCTTGTAAGGAATACCACATACCAATTATCATACCTACAGTAACTAAAATGCTTATAGCTGTTTCTATAGATAATGTAAATTTGCTATCTTTTCCAATTTCCATTTTATTCCTCAATTTCAGAATGCACTAATACGCCATTTGCATAAAAGTTATTATTCTTTGTTAATATAGTGTAAGTCCAATGCTTTTTAGGAAATCCCTCTAATCTGTGTACATTAGCATAATATTTTCCATCAAGCATTTTAAGTAAGTCGTTAGGTTGTATTTCTACAGAATCTAAATCATAATTAGATTTACTTAATTCTGGATTTTCAGAAACCATAGTGCCATCATTTTTATATATAGGGTGGTCTGATGTTAGAATTAATTCTTTAAGTTCTTCTCCCTCTGTTTTATCGTTAGGGTCTGATAACATAATTTTATACAAGTTATCGTGTAATCTTTTTTCAATTTGTAAAATCTCTACTTCTTCTTCTTGTCCAGTCTCCCAGTTGTAAGACATAATCATATCTCCAACATCTAAGTCGTGTATGTTTGCAGTACCTTCTTTTAAATTAACTGGTATATTTTCATAAATACATAAACCAAATCCACCACCAGAAGAAAAGTTAATAGTTCCAGTAATAGTTGCACTTACGCTATTATTTGTCAGTGTTAATGTATATGCTCCAGTACCATCTTTATTACTTGGAGTATGTTGCCACCTTGTTCTAATATATCTTGTACCAGAATTATGACTACTAAATAAAGTGTTACTGTTAGCTGTAGTTGTGCTTATAAAACCACTACCACTATTACTTGTACCTCCAAAACCTGGGTCACCACTGCTTGATATGGCTAATGTAAAATTACCAAATGGACCACCAGTTGTACTCAAAGAACAGCTTGTTCCACCACTACCACTATTTACTGTCATCTGTGCATCTTTATTACTTGTTGCAGTTTGTCCAGGTAAATCAACAAGGTTTAATCCAGTATTATCTGCAACACTCCAAGATGTACCTGCTAAATCGTGGTCATAACTATAAAACTCTGTCATAGCGTGTGGAGCAGAGCCATCTGGTCTATCTGCACTATCATTTTGTGTATTTATAGTTGCAACAGTACCATCAGATAAATCTTCTAATGAACTATTTGCAGTCGTACCACTTCTGCCAAACTCTCCATTAATATCACTAATGCTAATTTGTCCAGAAGAAGTTAAACTCATTTTTTTAACTCCTCTATTTCTGCTTTAAGTTCTTTAATAGACTCAATTAATAAAGGTATTAATTTTTCGTATTTTACTGCCTTGTATCCAGTATCTCTTGTAGTAACTACCTCTGGTAATACTTCTTCCACTTCTTGTGCTACTACACCTACATCGTGTCCTTTAAAGGTTTCTTGTTTATCGTTCCAATCAAATTCATATCCAGATAGTTTAGAAACTTTATCTAAAGAATTTTCAATAGGTTTTAAATTATCTTTTAATCTTTTATCTGATGAAGCAAAAGCTATAACATCTGCTGACACACTTAAGTTACCAGATGAGTCTATTTGCATCTTTTCTGAACTACCTATTGTTGCACTTCTACCAAATGATAAATCTCCACCTGCATCATTGTATATGTGCCAGTAAGAACCTGAATCAGCTGGTGTAAATATTACACCATAATCACTTCCAGTATTAAATCCACCTACCCTAAAATTACCATCTCTTAAATCTAATTTTTCTCCAGGCGAGTTCGTTCCAATCCCAACCCTATCTGCACTACCATCTGTAAAAAATAAATTACTATCTGTATCTCCCTCAATTCTTACATCATAACTTGCTGCAGGGTCATTTAATACAATATTACTACCAGTAACTCTTAAGTAGTTACCACCAGCTGCTCTAAAGATAAGATTGTCTGATGATTCTTCTTGTATGTAGCTATTACCACCACCATCTAAGTAAAGTTTGGAAGTTGCAGGTATTGTTAAATCGCCCTCTGCTAATTCAACTCCACCACCCTCTCTATAAATGATAAAAATATTATTATCTCCATCATCTCGGAAAGTAAGATTACCATTATTTAAATCTATACGATTTTGATTAGATGTATGATGTATTTGTAAATCGTCAGAATTACCAAGACTTAAAATTTTACTATCGCCTAATTGCAAACTTGTACCATCTATAGTAAAGTTAGCTTCTGCGTTCATAGCATCTGTACCAGTAGCAGTTACAATTCTGTTATTGCTACCATTAGCCATAAAATCAGATACATCAACAGATAGACTGACATCGCCAGATGAACCACCCCCATCTAAACCAGTACCAGCAGTTACTGCAGTTATATCTCCAGTATTAGTCGTATATCCATAACCCAAAATTTTATCTTCTACTGCTGCAGAAGTCATAATGTGAGCATCGTCATTAGTAAATTCTCCAGAATCATCTACACCAGTAATTGTATTACCATCTAATACAATTCCATTTAATGTTACATTGCCTTGAACAGTGGTATTATAACCAAGATTAATACTATCTACAGCATCATTATCGCTATCAGTAATTACTTGCAATGGATAAGTACCAGTATTGTTTAATCTTATACTTAAATTACCTCCATCAACACCAAACCAAAATTCTGGGTCATTTGTAACGCCACTCTCTTGAATCCTTATAAATGGAGTTGTACCATCTAAATGTAATCTATTATCAATTTGTAAAGTAGTACCATCAAAAGTAAGATTAGCTTCTCCATTAATACTAAAAGCATCATTAGATGTCATAATTCTATTATTAGAGCCATTAGCCATAGTAGGTATTTGACTTCCTTTATATGTAAATGTATTATTTCTACACTCTAACAATTCAGTCCAAGAAATAGTGCTACCAGCAGTACCACCACTAACACTTGTATAAACTACTATTCCATCATACAAATCTACTCTTGTAGCAATATCATTAAATGAATAAGTGTGTTCATTTGATGTTGTAGTAAATTCTATATTGTATCCAAGCTGTCCATAGTTACCACCAGAATATCCCATAGCAACACTTCTTGGATTACCATGATAACCTCTACCATTATCCCATCTTACTGTTTTATCTGTGCTATCCCAATTTACTCTGGCAGTAGCAAGTTCTCCACTTGTAATTTTACTTGCTGGTAAATCGTCTAAATTAATAGTTACAGTATCGGTAGAGCCTACAGATGTTGTAATATTTGTTCCACCAGCAATATCTAAAGTATTTCCATGTGCTATTGTTTGATTAGAACCACTGTCTGCAGTAAGAGTAAAAGTTGTTAATTGATTAGTGTTTGTATCTGCAGTCATATCATCTACGACTAAATCAATAGTACCATCTCCATCTTGATATGTGGCACTTATGCGTGTTTCAGTATTAGATGTAAACATTGCTCCAACTATGTCTTGGACTGCTTCAGTATCTAATGAAGCACTTCCAGTTAAATCAACAATGCTACCAGCATCATTGATATATAGTTTATCCGCACTTCTGTCAAAAGCTAATTCTTTATCTTGAATATCACTGGTAGTAGGTGTTCCACTACCAGCTTTTATTTTAATTGTATTTGATGACATTTAAGTCTCCTATATTAGTAAGTTCCACCATCTATTGTTGCATGTGTAATTGATGAAGCTTGTACTGCTCCAAAAACAACATCTCCTGCACTACCACTAAATACTTCACTTGAATTTGAAGCATCATCTATAAATGTAAACTTACCAGTAGAGTCATCAAAACCAAAGAATCCTACTTTTGCAGCACTACCAGTGTGGTATCTAAACTCAATACCTCTATCTTTATTATCATCACTTCCTGGAGCAGAATCTCCACCAAGTGTAAAGATAGGGTCATCTAAAGTTACTGTAGTTGAATTAACAGTAGTAGTAGTTCCATTAACAGTAAGATTACCAGTTACAGTAAGATTATTTCCTACAGTAACATTGCTTGGTAAACCTACAGTAACAGTACCAGAACTCTCTGCTACTTCTACTTCATTTGATGTACCACTGAATGTAATTGTTCCTCCTAATGATGTTGCAGTAGTATTACTACCATCAGATACTGTTATAGAAGAGTTTGCAAGTTTTGAATTTGCAATACTACCTGCTAATTGAGCATTTGAAACACCACCAGATTTGATAGTTACTGCTCCACTTGAAACGCCAAAATCTGCACTTGCAAATGATGCAATACCTTTATTAGAAGCTGTTGCATCTTCTGCTGCTACAGTAGCAGTACCAGATGAATAAGATACATCTATACCCTCTCCAGCTTCTACAATGACGACACCTAAATTACTTGCAGATGATTCCTCTGCAGATATAGTAGCTGTATTATCAGAGTTTCCACTTCCAAGAGAAATGTCTAATCCTTCTCCAACACTTAAATCTGCTAAGCTTGAAATATGAAATGGCTCAACAGTACCACCACCATCAGTTTGTTTACCAACAAAAAATTTAGAGCCACCATTATTAAACGCTAATTCTCCATAAGACAAAGAGCTTGGATTGCTTGTGCTACTAAATGTTGCACTTCTTTTTACTTTTAATGTGTTTGCTGACATATTATCTCCTAAATATATGTTCCCCCATCAAGGGTTTTATTTACTAAAGTTTGACTTGAAGCGACATCTACAATGTCGTCATTATTCGTTCCACCTATTGTTTTATCATCTAATTGATTTAACTCTGTTGTAGTAGCAGTTAATCCATCTGCTATATTTAATTCAGATGCACTTGCAGTGACGCCATTTAACTTAGTTAAATCAGCTTGTGTTACACCGCTGTTTTCAATTTTATCTATTGAAGCATCAATAACTGCTCCAGTATTTGATGATATATAATTAGCCATACTTTCTCCTTTAGTTAAGGGGAGCAAAAGCTCCCCTAATTAACTATTATTATGGATTTACAAAATTAACAATCCCTAATGAAGTGTCTGAAGCTGATTTAGCTAAACAAGCTCCAAATAGAGTATCAGCAACTACTGAAGTTGCAAGATAATCAATATCATACTCTGATTGCACACGAGGCGAAATCTGTTGAGCATAATAGATTGAGTCTTGATTAAAGATTGTAGCTGTTTCATCTCCAGATGTTCCATCATCATCCCAGTCAATACTTGAGAACAAGTTAAGACCGTAAGCTTTCATAATCATACCATCTGCCAATGGATTCTCTCCATCTCCTCTCTTATGAGCCTCTGCAAAATCGCCTAAGCTTAAAAGAGACATATATGCTGCAGGGGAAGCGTATAAATAGTGCATTCCATCTGCATAGTCATGATTTCCATCAAGAAGTTTTTGTAAACCACTTCTTAATAAAGCTGTTGTGAATGTGTTGTCAGCTGATAAAGCCACATCATTACCAGTAGCATCTTGCATTACATTTGCAATGTAGTTTTCTACTTTTTTAGCTAAAGCATAACCCATAGCTCTTGTGTATTGATTGAATAAGTCTGCTGACTCTTGCACTCTAACAATGTCATCAATTCTCTTTGCGTTATACCAGTGTTGGTCCACGCTAAGTTGAGTTTCAGTGTCTGTATTGTTAGTGTAAGTGACCGCACTACCAGCTGATTTAGCCGCAGCATCTTCTTCGGTCACACGAGGGATATGTAAAATATCTCCACCTTGAGATAACATAGATGAGAAGTCAGTAACTCTATTTCTCAAACTAAATTGTCTCTCGGCATAATTTAGGATAGCGTCTCTCCACATTTCTGGGATAAACACTGCCGCTGTTGTTGGGGTAACATTTCCGTTTGCCATGTTATAATTCTCCTAAGAATTTTAAAATTAATCTTTCTTATAAGAGTTTATTACGCTTGACCAATCATTTCTTCTTTCAGAATCTTTTAAATCCTTAAATGGATTTTCAGATAAAGTTTTTCTTTGTAGCCCTGCCTCTGCTTGTTTCACATTTGGCTTGGGTTGTTCTCCAAAATCCTCTATCATGTTTCTTAAAGTAGAAATATCAACCGAGTCGTATTTTTCTCTCTTATCTTCTGGCAACTTATTGAGTAAACGATTTCTTTCGTCTGTCTCATAGCGGGTTAAGGTTTCATGAGTAGAATTATATTTATCTTCCAGCTCTTTCGCCTTTTGTCGTTCCTCCGCAAGTAGAGTTTGATACTCTCCATCTTTTTCAAGTTTCTCTGCTCTTGCCAGTTCTTTCTCTTTTTTTAATGATTCCATATTAGAGCGAAGTTCATTTCGTTCTGCTATAACTTCATTAAAACGAGAAAATGGTACGCTATTCTCTTTTTCTACGACTTGAGTGTCTTGAGGCTCTTTTACGCCCTCCTCTTGGGCTTGTGTTTTTATATTTTCTTCCATTTTTACTCCTTTTGTGGATATATTATTAATATAAAATGTAAATTTTATATGCTAATTTTACAACTTATATGAATAAAGTTCCAAAAGAATATCAATTCAAAAAGAAATGGTTTGAATATATGGGTTACGAGCCTCATCCAGGGCAAGAGAAGATGCACTATCCAGAAAATCCAAACGCATCTTTTTTTGTAAACATTTGTGGTAGAAGATATGGAAAGACTACTGCAGCGTATCGTGAAGCAGAGTTTTACGCAGCACAACCTAATAAAAAGATATGGCTTGTTGGATTGTCTTATAAAAAGTCACGATTAATGTTTAGGGAAGTTTATAAAAATATGGTTAAGGGAAACAAGAAAGATATTGTTGCTGCATCTGAAAAAGAGCAGTATATAAGATTTGCTTGGGGAAGCACAGTAGAAGGAATGTCTGCAGACAATCCATCTTCTTTGCTTGGGGAGGGATTAGACTTGGTTATTATTGACGAAGCTGCAAGAATGCCAAGAAAGATTTGGGATATGTATTTATCTCCAACCTTATCTGATAAAAAAGGTAAGGCTATCTTTATTACCACTCCAAATGGCTATAATTGGATTTACGATTTATACCTATTAGGTAAACAAGACCCTAAGTGGTATTCAACATCATCTCCAAGTTGGGATAACTATCACGCATTCCCAGATGGTTATAATGACGAGTTCCTACAAGAAAGAAAAAGAAATTTATCTAAAGAAATATTTGACCAAGAGTATGGAGCAAAGTTTGCATCATTTCAAGGTAAGGTATATCCGTTTGATAGAGATATAGATGTAAAGAAAGTTAAATATCAATCACACCTTCCAACTTATTGTACGATTGACTTTGGCTATAGAATGCCGGCAGCATTATTTTTGCAAACATATAGGAATAATGGTGTTTGGTATATAAATATAATTGACGAAATTATACATAAGAAAAATGTTGCTACAGAAACATTTGCACAAATGATTTTAGATAAGAATTATCCAGTCCTTCATTACTATGGAGACCCAGCTGGATATAATGTACAAGGACAAACTGGTATGGGAGATATAGAAATCTTTAAAAATTGCGGGATTAATGTTAGATTTAGGACTGATAAAGCAAGTAGAAACATTGCGTCCTCTGTAAGTTATGTTAGAGGTTTCTTTGAATCTGCCTCTGGAGAAAGAAAAATATCAGTATCTGATAAGTGTACTGGTATTATAGAAGACTTTGAAAATTATAGGTATCCAGAAGAAGTAGAAGGTAAGACTTTATCTAATGACCCAATAAAAGATGGGTTTTATGAACATGGTTGTGATGCTTTTAGATACTTTATAACTAATCGCTTCCCAATGATAAATAACGAATTAATAAGGATTGCAAGATGATATTAACACCTCAAGAGATTATTAAAAAATCTTTAAAAGAATTTAAACTTCAATCAGTTTCAAATAAACGAGAAGAAGTAATTAAATATTTAGATTATTATACTGGAACAGAAACACAGAAGTATATCAAAAACTTTTTTGACACAGATGCATTTAGGGAAATACCTCAATATTCTGCAAACATTACAAAGAAATTCATTAATAAGATGTCAAGACTATATACAGTAGGAGCTAAAAGAAGTCCTAAAGGTATTTATGAAGATATGACTATGAAAAAGAATGTGAAAATGAAACACATTGAAAAAATGACAAAATTATTAGGTACTGTAGCAGTTGGAGTGTTTTATAAAGAAAAAGATGACAAAAAATACTTTGAGTATGTACCAGTTTACTACTTTATGCCATTTTTTGACGATAGTGATGTATTTAATCCTTATGCAATTACTTATCCTAACTTTATGCCAGTAGATGATGCTTACAATAACGAAAAAATGACATATTCTTATTATGATAGCGAAAGATATATCAAATATGACCAAGAAGGTAAGATTTTAGAGGAAATCACTAATGAAAGCGGTGTTTTTCCTTTTGTTTTCTTTCACAGAGAGGACCAAATTGATTCTTTCTTTGTGGAAGGAGCTAATGACATCATTTCTGCTAACGAACACATTAATATTACTATGACAGAGATGCAATTAGGCTTAAGATACCAAATGTTTGGACAACCAGTCGCTTCTGGTATCATTGCAGACCAAAATATAGCAAGAGCAGGTAGTAATGAGATTTTAATGCTTGGAGAAAACGGCAATTTTGACATTGTTAGTCCAAAAGGCAACATTGAGTCTGTAATTGAGAATATAAAGCTACAATTAGAGCTTGTAGCCCTTAATAACCACCTTTATATCACATTTTCTGATACTGGAGGCGAAGTTCCATCTGGTATTGCCTTAAAAATTAAGGATGTTGAAAGAATGGAGGACTATCAAGACGACAAAGAGATGTTTCGCATCTTTGAACACAAAATGTATATGGTAGAAGAGGCTATTGCGTCTTATAATAACATAAGACTACCAAAATCAGACGATTTTATGATAGATTTTTATGATATTGATTATCCTATGACTACTCAAGACCAAATTCTTCAAAATAACTTTGATTTACAGAACAATTTGACTACACAAGCACATATTTTAATGAAAAACAATAAAGATTTAGATTTAGAAGCTGCTGTAGAGCAAATTGCACAAAATAAAGAAATAAATCAGTTGTTATCTGGTAGTTTTGAGCAAGAAGAAGAAGCCGAAGTCCAAAATGTAGAAGAAAATCAACAAGAAGAAGAAAATGAAGCTGTTTCTGACGATTGACCACGATTTTGAGAACTTAAGTAAGGAATTACCGAAGCTTATAGTGAAAAGAATCAACGAAGATATTGAATTTGTAGAAAAAAAGATAAATAAAGGTATAAAAACATCAAAAAGTCCAGTCACTGGCAAAAAATTCGCTCCAATAAGCAATGTGACTGAAAAAGTGAGAAAAATTAGACGACAAACAAGAAAATCTAAAGATAAACCATTATTAGCAACCGGTAGAATGTCAAAGCTCAAAGTACAAAAGGCTAAAAAACAAGGTAGTAACAAATTTTATGGATTTATACAAATGGGAGCAGATTACGGACAATATCACTTAGAGCCACAAACAATTAAAACTAATTTTAGTGCAGTTGGTAGAGCAAGAAGTAAAACACAAAAAATTAGAGGTGGCGAAATAAAAACTTATAACAGAAAGCAAACTTTTTTCAATGTAAAGGGCAAGAAAGTTCCGGCAAGAATATGGTTTGGAATCCCAAAAGACTATACTGGTAAGAAAAGTTTTCGTAGTTTTATGGCTGGAATGAAGCGTAAATTGAAAGAAGGTAAAATAATTATTAAAAAACCTTTAGGAAACATCAAACTTGGATAAAATAAAAGAAATATTGTTAAAACTTCTTAAAAGAATAGACGAAGTTGAGGAAATAGCAGTGCATAATAACAATTTATTAGGCTTTATATTATCTAAGAAACAATCAAGTGCAAAATTCAGTCCAGAAACAAAAAAATTGGTTTCTATACACATGGATGCAGAAATGATGGCTTATATAGAGGAAAACGATATAGATTTGGACTTGTTCGGAGATGCTTAAGAGTTATCTACTTCAAGCTTCTCAAGTTTTTCTATCCACTGTTTTCTTTTTGTTTTCGTGTGCCTACCAGGTCCTAAAGGTTTTAATCCGACCTTCTTCGCACGAGCAAGTAGTTTTTTGGAGTCTGATTTCTGTTTATTCAGTTTCTCTGTTGGCGATTGTCTATTATCTTCTAAAAGCTCTGTTATATCTTCTTCTACCTCAATAGCATTTTCTATTTTTCTATGTCCTTCTAAAAATCGTTCAAAAGGACTTTCCACTTTAACCTCTACATTCTTAATCAGTTTACCGGAATGTTCTAATATCAATCTACCCGCTTGAACATTGCCATTGATGGCTTCTTTATACATAGACTGTAATACAGATGGTAGTTTTGCTCCAAATGACTGCATATAGGTTTGATACAAGGATTCAACAAACTCTTTATCTGCTAACCAATTAGTAATAGTGTTTCTATGCACTCCTACCTCTTTTGATATGTCTGTAAGAGTCATTTCGGGATTATTGACATAGATAGTAGCAAACTCTGCTTGTTTTTTATTAAGATTCATCCTTGTCCTCTGTATTTCTTTTTATAATACTTTTTGGAAAGCTTTGTGCCATACTTTGTATTATGACTTCTACCTTGTCTTGTCTTTTTCTTTCCATTGGTATGTCTTTTGACTTGTGGTTTTAATCCTCTCAAATTTCAGTCTCTCCTAATACATCACTATCTTTGAAATCAGAGAAATGCCCATTATAAACCTTAATCAATGGTTTACTAAAGATTCTCTTTGCTTTTACTTTGCCACACTCATCACAAGGATGTGTTATATCTTTATTTCTATTTTCAACACTCATAATGGTACTGACAATCTTTTTGCACTTACACTTACACATATATTCATAAATGGGCATTTATATCTCCTTATTTTTTTAATGCTTTACGAACTTCTGCCCAAACTTCATCATCAAGTTTGTTAGAAGATTTAGCTACAAGGAAGTCTCCAACTTTAAGTAATACTGCGATTAATACTTTTTCACTCAATACACCAGTTAATACTTTGCTAATAATAATATTCATTTTATCTCCTTTTGGATTTTTTCTTAATATCATCTTTCGGACACTTGAACATATTAATCACTTTTGTTTGCTCTGCATTCCCAGTCTGCAATCCACAATGTAATACTTCTTTACGCATTGCTGCGAAACTACATTTGGCTTTTATCATAGGACAGTATTCAAACATTATCCTTTCCTTCTTTGACCTTTACTTGGTTGTCTTTTCCTTCCGCTTGGACCACTCCATAAGAATTTATCTGCCCAATACGCTGCCGACATTCTGCCTTTTTTTATATTAGCTGCATGTCTTGCTTTGAAGCTTTTACGAGCCTCTGGGCTATAGTTATGTCCATAGCCTTTTGCTCCAAATCGTATGAGCTTTAAATTGTGTCCACTGGAAGCCAAAACTACTGCCTTTTTCTTGGGATGAGAAGGTGTCATTTTGGGCTTATTTACGCCTTTTAAGCCATAACGCTTGAGCATTGCTTTTTTCTTATCTGAATGTGCCATATAGGTTGAATTTAGGTAGGCGAATTGTTTTGTGCAACCTTGCGAATTTTATTTTGCCTTTTTTGTGGAGTGCGACATGTCTCCCACGGAGAAATGCGTATCCGCTCTATGCCCGACTGAAAAGATAAAAATCTAACATGTTTCAAAATGGCGGTTTTGGTACATGCCGGAGTAAGTGAGCGGAGAAAAGATTTGCCGGAGCGTGAGCGGTGAGCAAGTGAAAAAAACGCACAATAAAGCACAATGAATCAAAGGCAAATTAATGGCATCAAATCAAGTGTTCTTGGTATAGGTAATTTGAAAGGGAATCAGAGATTCCAACCATGACAAATGAAGCAAAATCACTGATTTTACACATATATATATATGCTATTGACTTTCAATAGAAAGATTCACTAAATTTGGGCATGATAACGAGACAAAATAACCAACAATGGATGTCAAGCACACTTGACACCATGAAAGTGAGTGAAAATATCATGAAAAGTACATTTAAAAATACTTTGTTTCTTACACTTGCAATGGCACTGATTGGAATGCTTTTTAGCATTACTGAATGTTTCATTGTGATGTATGAAACCGGCTTTAATTTGATGACACAAGAAGCACACCAAAGATTCGCAATAGGATACATGTTGTTTGTATCTTTTGGAATCATTGCTTTTGTATCACAAATAGCATTACTAAAACTAAATAAAAAAAGAGAGGTAAAATAATGACTACAATTAAAAACAAATCAAATGACTTTGACGCAACGCATGTTTCAAGCATAATCAGAAATGATGAATTTGAATCTTCATCAAGCACAACAAATGTTTTGTTTTATGGAGATTACATTGTTGATGATAATGGAGTTGGTAGATATTCAAAGTTCTTTGTGTTTAATGGATATGACAATAACCAAAACTATCTTGTGCGTATCGCTTCAAGCAATGATAGTTTTGAAAACTATTTTGCACAAGAATATGTTAATGGAGATTTCCAACCGCTTCAATCAGTTGAAAGAGATGCATTCAAATGGATGCCTAAAAGCATAATGCAAAGAGTGTTTAATTCTGATGGGAGTTTCTATGCATTAAGAAATGAAACATGTTTTGTATCTGATTTAAGAAAATGGATTCCGATGAACTTTTCAAAACTTAGAGCGATTAAATATTGCAAGAGTTGTGAAACGCATTTCAAAAGACAATGTGCATGTTTAAGCAAAAGTGTTCCAAGCGGATATTCGCCAAATGAAACATATTTTGTAGATGTTGACAATGGCACTGACATTCAAAGCAAATCTTCTTTGAATCAGTTAATATACAATAACACCGGAACACCAAAGACATTCATTGGATTTGAATGGGAATTAGGATTTGAAAAGAACAATCTTTCAACCAATGAAATTGCACAATCTTTCTACCGCCATATTTC